TTGTAAGCCATAATATCTTAATAGACTTTACATGGTCTCTAATAAGTATGACACTTATTGCTACCTTACAATTCTATTTAAACTTTAGAACTCAATACAAACTTAGACAACAAATCAAAAAACAATTTGAACATTACCTTGACCCAAGACAAGTCAAACAACTACAGGATAATCCTGAACTCTTGAAGTTAGGAGGAGAACGAAGATATTGTACGTTTTTATTTACAGATGTGCGTGGATTTACAAGCTTGTCAGAGACTTTAGAACCCGAACAAGTTACAGAAATTATGAATAAAGCATTAACTATTCAAGCTAATGCTGTTAAAAAGTATGACGGTATGGTTGATAAATATATTGGAGATGCAATGATGGCTATCTTTAATGCACCAATAGATGTTCCTGACCATGAAAATAAAGCTATTCAAGCAGCCATACAAATACATAAAGATATGCAAGAGGCTGACCTAGGTATTGAAATAGGTATAGGTATAAATTCAGGAGAAGCAGTTATAGGAAACATGGGTAGTGATACAAGATTTGATTACTCTGCTATTGGTGATGCTGTAAATCTTGCAGCAAGACTAGAAAGCTCTACTAAAGAAGTAGGAGAGGATATAGTTATTGGATATAACACTGCCATTAAAAGTAGTACACGTTTAAATCTTTTAAAATCTATACATGTAAAAGGTAAGAAAGAAAGAATACAAATATTTATTATTTCTGAGTCATAACTCTAGCATTCAAATAGTCTTCTAAGTACTTATGTATTCCATCAAGCTTAAGGGTTGCTTCTCGTATAACAGTATCTAATGTATTATATTCTTCTTTAGAAAGATACTTCTTCAAACTTGTTATGTCTGTAGAAGTTCTTTCAGAAACTAATTTACCTGTCCTATCATAAAGTAATTTATATCCTAAGACCTGTGCTTCTTTTCTTTTACTCATTTTTCTATCTCCGTAAAAGTAACAGTGTCTTGTTTACCTCTAAGACCAGCTTTCATGTATGTTGTAGCTCTACCTTCAAAGAAGTTCTGATGCTCTACACCCATAACTTCATCAATCCAACCAAGTGGATTATCTTTTTGATTATAATTAGGTTTTAAACCAAGTTGTAGTAATCTTCTATCAGCTATGTATCTGTTGTAAGCATACATATCTTTTTTGGTTAGTCCTTGAAGGTCTCCCATTTCAAACACTAAGTCTAAGAACTTATCTTCAAGCTCTACCATCTCTCTACAAATTTGATAAAGCTCTGCTTTAAAATCATCTGTCCATATTTCTATGTTTTCTTGGATAAACTCTCTGAATAGTTTGGTCATTGCTTCAACATGCATTGACTCATCACGAATAGAATAAGTAACTATTTGTCCCATACCTTTCATCTTACCGAACCTTGGGAAGTTTAAGAGGATTGCAAAACTAGAGAATAATTGCAACCCCTCTGTGAAGGCTGAATAAACTGCTAATGTTTTAGCTATAGTTCTCTTATCAGATTTTAATGGCTTAAACTCCCCAACGTAATCGTGTTTGTCAGACATTTCTTCATACTCTGCAAAAGCTTTGTATTCTATTTCAGGCATACCTACAGTGTCTAACAATAAACTGTAAGCATCTTGATGTATTGATTCCATGTTAGCAAAAGATGACATCATCATACGTGCTTCAGGTTTCTTAAAGATAGGCATGTACTTATCTATATATCCTGAAGCTACATCAACATCAGACTGTGTAAACAATCTAAATATTTGTGTAAGTAAATGTTTTTCTTCAGGTGTCACATCTTGCCAATCTTTTACATCAGTATGCAATGGAACTGATTCAGGCATCCAGTGCATTTGGTTTTGTAGTTTGTAATATTCATACATCCATGGATATTCAAACGGTTTATAATAATCTCTAGTTTTTAATAAGCTCATAATTTTTCCTTACCCTTCACAGGCTATACATTCCACATCATCTAAACGAATCCTTGGAATTTTTGTGTTTACATTCTCTACGTTTCTTGCTGCATTAGTTCTAAAGTAATACAACGATTTTAATTTATTCATACCATACCAATGTACATCGTTTACATACTGCATGTAAGTATCATGCACTTCTTGTGGCTCTGTACTTTTAGGTATAGTAAAGAATAGGTTGACAGACTGTGCTTGACACACAAACTCCTGTCGTTTTGCAGCATGTTCAACAATCCATATTTGGTTTATCTCATTTGCTGTTTTAAATATTTCTTTTTCATCATCAGTAAGTATATCTAAGTGTTGGACTGAACCTTCGTTGGCTGATATATCTTTCCAAATGTTTTCTAACTCTTTACCCTTTAAACCTTTACCTTTAAAAAGCTTTTCAAGATATTTATTTTTTACTTGATAGCTTCCGGATAAAGTTTTGTGAGTATAGCAGTTAGCCCTGTAAGGTTCAATACTAGGAGAAGTACCACTGCAGATAATCCCACTACTAGCATTAGGAGCAATAGCAAGGAGATTAGCATTACGCTTACCACTGCCGTGGATATCAGGAGCCTCACCCCTTTGAATAGCCAATTCTTTAGTTGCTTCCTTTGCCTTTCCTTTAATGTAAGTAAATGCCTTAAAGTTAAACCCAGTTGCGTAAATCCCTTCGAAAGGAAGTGACCTAGATTGAAGATAAGCATGGAAACCCATAGCACCGAGACCGAGACTCCTTTCTCGATACGCTGAGTAGGCACTTTTGGTAAAGCCTTCCTTGCCTTCTTTAACATATTTTTGAAAGCGTTTAAAATTTGCACTGTATTCTCCTAATTGTGTTGTGTCTATTGCGTTGTCAATGTAATGTTGTAAAACATTGTCAAGCATTGTTATTAAATCCTCAATGAACTTATCATCTTTTGACCAGTCATCAAAGTGTTCTAAATTTACAGATGATAAACAACATACTGCTGTTCTTTCTTCATCGGTTGGTAAAGTAATCTCTGAACATAAATTACTCTGTCTTATTTTAAGACCTAAATCTTTTTGAGCTTTTGGTAAAGCATCATTACATGCATCAATATTAATCATGTAAGGCTCACCTGTCTCTGCTCTAGCATGTATAATTTGCCACCATAAATCTCTAGCATTAACTATCTTAACAGCTTCGTTACTTTTAGGGTCTATTAATCTCCAGTCTTCATCGTTCTGCACTGCTTCAAGAAATGAATTGGTAATATTTATACCGTTATGTATGTTAAGATTTTTTCTATTTATATCTCCACCTGATTCTTTTCTCATGTTTATAAACTCTTCAATCTCTGGATGGCTTATATCCATGTAAGCCGCATAGCTTCCACGTCTTGTTGTGCCTTGATTAAAGGCTAACATCTGTGAATCAACTACATGCATGAAAGGAATTGAGCCAGTAGAACGACTGCCATGAGTAGTAGAAATACCGTTACTCCTAATATCGCCCCAATATCCACCAATGCCTCCACCTGAACTTGCCAACCATATATTCTCGTCATAGTGAGCAGATAAACCATTGCGACTATCAGGAACATAATTAAGGAAACAACTGATAGGAAGCCCACGGCTTGTACCCCCGTTACTAAGTATAGGAGTGCTAAACATGAACCAACGAGAGGAACTGTAGTTGTAAAGTCTTTGAGCCAGTTCAAAATCTGTCTCGCCTTTGAAGGTTGCTCCGAAGACTGAGGCTCTTGCGAATGCTTCTTGTGCATGTGTTTCTCCTTCCCAAAGATACCTGTCTTTGAGTGTATCTAAACTAAATTTGTCAAATGTTTTTTCTTTATTGTAGTCTATTTCAATTCCTAAGTAAGGCTTAGTTCCTATTTTATCTTCAATCATTTTCGTTGTCCTGTAAATGTATAGCTATTATAGCATAGTGTACTATCTTTAGCAAGTCCATTTTGTTCTTACCACCTTTTTGTCCATATCGCATAGCATATTTCATAATGTTTCCTATAGCAAAACCCTCTCCATGTCCTGCATCTATTATCATATCTGTGGCTTGATATTTACCATTAGAATAATGTAAGCCATACGTAGCATCTACATACCGTTGTAAGTCTTTTATTATTTCATCTTCGTTAAATTTATAATTCATCTTTTCTCCAGTTATTAGGTAAAGTATTTTCACTATACCATGTAAAATTATTTGTTTCAGCCCATTCAGCGTGGGTTCTTTTCGTTCCGTTCTTTCTTTTCTTAGCCTGTGGCATAGGTGCATAAGGACTGAGAAATAAAAACACTAACTCTTGATTAGGTTTTAAAGCTTTACGAATCCAAACATATTTATTATATTCTTGGTAGTCCCAAAATCTACCCTTGGCTTCTAATAAATATTCTTTGTTTCCTATTTTCTTTACAAAGTCAGGCTCATATTTATGCTCAACTATATAAGGAACTTTGTTTGTATGATGTTCCCACTCTTGTAAAACAGTAGTGTGTAAAGTATGTTCCCATTTAGAATCATATCCTTTAGGTATATCTTTTTCTTTTGGTCTAACCTTCCTAGGTTTTCTGTATCCGACCATTACATAACATCCGAGTAAGTAATATCATTAATGTTTTTATTAACTTTTTTTATCTTTTGTGCAAACCATCTAGGCGTATATGCAGAAACCATAAGTTTATTGTTAGCATAGAAGTGTCTTTCTTCAGGTAAATATTTTTCAAAGTTATTTACATTTACTTTTTTTTGTTCTTCTTCTACAAGCATACTCTTTAACCATTCAACTACAAATTCTTTTGAAAGCTTACGTACTTGTTTTGCTTTTCTTTGATTCATAATATTACTTCCTCAACCTTTGGTTCTTTAACAACCTGTGTAAAATATACAGGACCTTTAGCGTAATTAAAAACTCTAAGTCCTTTACCATCGTTAGAATCTTTATGACATTCTATTTTATGTGGACACCAACCACAGTTCTTAGCTAACTTCATGTTGCCTGAAACACCTTCGGGTACAGTAGGATAACAAAAATCAGGAGGTGTATCTTTTACTATTAATTCTTTTACGTTATCTATCTTAGAAACTATATTAGGTTTTTCTATATCATCAGGTATGTAAGTACAAAGCTCTCCTGTTTCTTTATTCATAACTAAGAAACCACCTTTACTTGTACCTTCTGCTTCTTCATATCCTGCAAGTTGTGATAGGTATCCGAAGGCATCATCTTCACTAAGTGTACCTTCTTTAAACTTCTTAAAGGCATAGCCTGATGCAGTCTTTACATCTACTACTTCACCATCAATCTTACAGTCCATGTGTCCTTTAATACCATTTACAGTTATTTCTTTTTGCATAGAAGTAAGTTTGTGTCCTGAAAGTTTAACAAAAAATAAAAGTAAAACCTCAAGTAAATGTCCGTATAAAAATTTAATCTGTATGTTAGGCTCTAGTTTTTCTGTTGTATCAGATTGTGTGTGAGCATCATACCATAAACGTCTTTCAGGTTTACCTATGTTAGACATTCTAAGTGTTTCTTTAGATGTTCTATCTTGAGGGGTAGCCCAATGTCTAAGAGCATCAGACATTTCTTTACCAAACTCTTCATAAGTTTTTTCTGAAATGTTTAGCTCATTGCCTTCTGTCAGTGAATCTAACAGGGCATAAATATCCGGTACTAAATTACTTAACTTTTTCTTTTTCATTTTCTGCTTCCTTGAATGCTTCAATTACATCCGATGAGAATAGTTTTTGTAGACTAACAAGAAACATTTTACTTGCGTTGTGGTCTCCACCACTCACAGTTCTAAACATATTTACTTTATCTACGATTGTTTTAAGTACATCTGTTTTAAAAACTAATGTGCAAAACTCATTGTCTCCTACACATAAGTTATGAAACCAGTAATCAGATTCAGTTGCTCTGATACCTGAAGGTTTACCATATGATTCATATTCTATACAAATGTTTCCAGACTTCTGCCACAAATCTTTTTCTGATTTAACTTCTATTTTTTTATTAGTCATCATGTCTGCTATTTTTTCTTCTCTTATTGTACCATAAGCTAAGTCAATGTCAAACTTTTTTCTATCTTCTTTTATCGGTTTCATTTTTCATGCTCCACGAATTTTAATTCTCTTGTTTGAGGGTTAAAAGTTAATAACTGTACTCCCATTTTTATTTGTTTCTTTGTTCTATGATTTGAAGGTAGTAAACCTTTACCTGTATCCCAGTCTATTTCTCTATTTTTTCTTGCATATAAAGTTTTTACATCTATCAAAGTTGTTTTATTATTTTTTATAGCTATCAAATCAACTGGTCCTGAACAACCTGCGTTTTGAAAAACCTCGTAACCATTATCCCATAACCATGTTACAGCATAGTACTCTGCAAAGTCTCCTTTCCTACTCGTGTTTTTAATGGGTTTCATACCAACTGTCTCCTATTTTATATTCACCTGTTAAAGGACAACGCATGTTGTAATGTTGTCCTGCTTTTTCTATTGCTTCTACTCCGAGTCTACCTACAAAGTCTGCTTGGCTTTCAAGCACCTGTATTTGCCATTCATCATGTATGTTAGCTACAAACTTTGCGTCTAAAGTATTTAGTCTTATATTACTTTCTAATATAACCAATGCTTTCTTCATAGCTATTGCACCACCACCTTGTAATAAAGTATTTAATGCTGCATGTTTATGTCGTAGTAGAATCTTACGACCATCTAACCCTTTAAGGTAGCCCTTCTCTGCAGCTCGGTCAACTCGTTCCTTAAGAGTTCTAAGTGTTGGTAGACCAGTAAGAAACCGTTCTCGCAATCGCTTACCGTCTGCTCTATTTCCTTTAATGATGCTTCCAATTTTTTCATCTCCTGCCCCGTAAATGAGTGCATAGATGAAAGTTTTTGCCTCATCTCTTGATTTAAGTCCA